GCACAGTCCCCAAGCGCAACCCGATTAACCAGATAGGGACCAACCTTGCCCTGCCCCATCCGCCCTCCGTGCCCGCCGACAACAAGAGTGCCCCACTCTAGCCCCGCTCCCCTCTCACTGGCCTTCTCTTTACTGGGGGCTTGCGCGGCGCTCGCCTGCCCGGCGGACTCGTCGCTGACAGACTGCATAGCCGGTGAGGGCACGGAACAATGATGTGGGATACAAAGGGCCCCTGTGGGGGCCACAAGTATCCCATATCATCGGCTCGCCGTTTGGATCGCTGCCGCCACGCACGCCTTGTCGGCGCAGCCGACACCGGGGGGTTCCGGGGGGTCGTCCCCCCGGGAATTATCCGTCGCGAGCGACGGGAGGGTTGCCAGCGGCAACCGAACACGGTGAACCTCGCGGCGGAGGGCGTGGGATTCGAACCCACGAGCAGGGTCACCCCTACTAGCAATTTTCAAGTTTGCTCAGCCAGTCCCGGCCAGTCCCGGCACGTTCCCCGCGTTCCCTGTTTCCCCAGCTAGAAGGCTATTTTCGTCCCGCCCCGTCCGCCGCCGTCCTCGCTGGTTCCCCGCCGGATGGTTCCGTTCTGGTCCCGTCGACGTGCCTCTGCAGGGCGTCGACCACGACGGCGGACAGTGTCCGCCCCTGGTTCCTGGCGACGTCACCGACCATGCCCCACAGCTCGTCCGACACGCGGACGTGGCGAATGGGCGTCTCTCCGGTCCTCGGCCTGGCCATCGCGTTCACCTCGTTTCCGTGTACACGAAATCTTGCCACAGCCAAGCCGGTTTCGGCTTGAAATCGTGTACACGGAAACGCTAGTGTTTCTGTGTACACACAAACGGGCCGCCCCGGTGTCCTACCACCAGGACGGCCCTCGATCACCACACACTTGGGAGTGGGATGACCGTGGGGACCACGATAACCAACACCGAGATGACCTCGGATCAGACCAGGCACACCGCGCGGGCCGTCGACGGCGGGTGGGCCGTCGACGGCGGGTGGGCCGTCACGTGGCTGCCCGGCCGCGTGCTGACCCGCAACCAGGCGATCACCGCCATGACGCTGGCCGAGGTGATCGCGGTCACCGACCTGACCGACAACCGGCACCCGGTGTGGCTGCACGTCGACGGCTGGGCGGCCGAGCTCGGCATCACGGGCCCGCACGCGGTGGCCGAGGCGTCGCTGAGCCCGCAGGCCCGCGCGGCCCGCGCGTAACCCGATCGGCACTCCGGGGCGTCACGCAGTCAGCACGTAACCATTTTTGACCACGGGGCACCGTGTAGCGACGGTGCCCCGTGCCGATTCCAGAACAGGAAACAGTGAAGATACTACTGATCACCGGGGGCACCCTTGCCGCCGTCATCGGCGCCGGCGCTTACCTCCGCCGGGCGGGCAAGTGAGCGCCGCCGGGCACCTGGCCCTCGCGGTCGCGCTGGCGTGGCTGATGCCGTGGCGCGCGGTGCGCACGATCCGCGAGCAGCAGCGCGATATCCGCCTGCTTATCCGCACCGTCGCCGACGTGGTGAAGACCAGGCCCCCCGCCGCCGGGGAGCCGCCGGAGCTGTACCGCGCGAAGTGACCTCAGGAGCCCCCGTCACCCGGCGGGGGCTCTTGCACGTACCAGCCGAGTCCCTGGTAGAGCGTGATCAGCCCGTCGGCCTCAAGCAGCCTCAGCGCCTTGGCGACGGTGGTCCGCGTGACGTCGAACTCGTCGGCCAGGAGCCCGATGTTCAGCCGCGATCCCGGCGCGTACGTGCCGCGCTCGATCCGCTTCGCCAGCTCGGCGTGAATGCGGCGGCTTGGCCGGGGATCGTCCATGACACGGCACGCTAGCCGCCCGTATGCAGGCGTCATTACGCACGGTTAACTACCCTTACCGACACTCGCCTATACCCAAATACACCCGAAGACACTAGGCTGCCCCCATGGGACCGCATCCCCGGCCGTACGACGGCATGAGCGACAACGAGCTGATGGACCATGCCAAGGTGCTCATGACCGCCTGGCTCCGCGAGCCGGTCGGCAGCATCGAGCGGGCGATGAAGGCGGCCGCCCACGAGTCGGTGATGAACGAGCTCAAGCGCCGCATGGCCCTGCACATCAACCGGGAGCTCGGCCTGCCCGACGTCGACCTGTAGCTAGCCCTCGCCGCCCATCCGCTCGACGTACTCGTTCAGCAGCCCCTGCGCGTGGTCGGTGGCCTGCTTCCGCAGGCGCATGCGCGTGCGGCGGAACGTCTTGTAGCCGCGGAACTGGGTCGTCGCGTTCCGCTGGCTGGTGCCCTCAAGCCACGGCCAGGAGTACTGCCCGGCGCGGATCCCGCCCCGGATAATCCAGTCGCGGCCCTGCCCGACCAGCTCCACGCCGTCGGCCGCCGCGCCGGTGTTCCGGCCGGACTTGTCGAAGCCGTGCGCCTCAGTCTGGATCCAGTTCTGGCCGACCAGCGCGATTTCCCGCGCGAGCAGGGCCGTGAGATCGCTGGCGGCCTTCTCGGCCTCTCCCGTGAAGAGCGGGCCTTCGATCTTGATGCGTGTTGCCATCATGCCTCCGGTCAGGACGTCTTGGGCGCGCGGCGGCCCTGAGGCTCGCCGTAGGCCTGCTCGGCGGCGTCGGCCAGGACGTCGAGCAGCCCCGGGTGGTCGCGGTTGGAGCCGATCATCAGGGCCGAGTCAGGGCCGGTGAGTCCCCGGTCGCCGATGTTGCGCTTATGGAGCCTGACGGCCGCCGCGGCGGCCTCCTTGAACCGCTCGCGCGGGGTGGCCTCGCTGCCGCTCATGCCGTCTCCTCGGTCCTGCCGAACTGGCCGGCCAGGAACGCGGCCAGGGCGTCCGCCGCCGGGTCGGCCTGCTCACGGGCCCGGGCCAGCATGCGGCTGAGGTCGTCGGCGACCGCGCCCGCCAGGCTGGCAGGGAAGTGCGCCGTCTGCATCTGGTCCCTCGGGTCCGCGGCGTTCGCCAGCACGCCGAGGTGCCGGTGCGTCACGTGGTGGCTGCTGCCGGGCACCGGGGCGCCCCGCAGCAGCCTCGCCAGCCCGGCGTGCGCCGGGACCTGGACGACCTTGAAGCTCATACCGTCACGCTTCCCTTCCGTGCCCGCTTCCGGTGGGCCTCGGCATCCCCGGCCAGCTGGGCCAGGCCGAGATGCTCCCACTCGCCCAGGACGGCCCGGAGAACCCGCTGCACGTCCGCCAGCTTCGCCCCCGTGCCGTCCTCCATGGCCCGCACGTTCTGGAATGCGGCCGCCTGCTGGTCCTGCTCGAGGTGGCGCGCGTCCTTCACCAGCTTCACCGCCGCCGCGGCGCCGCCGTCCCGCGCCGCCACCGCGAGCCCGGCCACGAAGCGGTGCTCCGGCCAGCCGCGGTTCAGCGCGTTGCCGAACCTGATCACCTGGTCGTCCCAGTATTCGGATGCCGTCGCCGGGTCACGGAACTCCGCCGCGTACAAGCCGACCCGCGACAGCTCGACGCCGTCGAGCTTCGCCCTCAGCTCCTCGATCTCTGTGTACGACTGGTAGTGGTTGCGGCGCAGCGCATGGCGCGCCAGTGCCGCCTTGTACGCCGGCTCGATCTCAGCTTCAGTCATCATCGCGTCACCATTTCCTCGATGTCAGGGGCGGCAGGATCGCCCGGAGCTGCCGGACCGCCTCCCGCGCCGTGGCCGGGTCCATCCGGTTCCCGGTGCCGCTCCCGGCCGGGCTGTAGGTGCCCTCGCCGTCGCAGCCGGGGCACTTCACGCCAGCCTTTCCGGTGCCGGGGTGCTTGAGACGCCCCCAGCCGCCGCAGGTCATGCACTCGCCGCCGGGCATGGTGCCCGCCTGCGGCATCGTCCGCAGCGCCGCCGCGATCCGGCCGGGCACCGCGTAGTGCGCCGCGAGGTCGAGCCCGGCGGGCAGCTCGGCCCTGCCGGTGCCCACGCGGTCGGCCAGGCCCGCGCTCACGGCCTCTTCGGCCGTGTACCACGACTCCTGGCGCATGATCTGCCGCCACTGCTGCGCCGTGCCTCCGCACCGCGAGGCGTACACCCCGGCGAGGTTGTCGCTCACCTTGCTGAGGGTCGACGCCATGGCGGTCAGCTCCGCCTCGTTGCCCGCGCAGACGGCGAAAGCGTCATGGCACATGACCATCCCGCCGGGGCTGACCACCCTGGTCTGGCCGGCCTGCATGATCACCGAGGCGATCGACGCGGCCAGGCCGTCGACGACCGTGGTCACGTGCCCCGGGTAGGCCGCCAGCGCGTTGTGGACGGCCAATCCATCGAAGACATCCCCGCCGGCCGAATTTATGCCGACCGTGAGCGGTCCCTTGACTCCGGAGAGCTGCGCGGCGAAGTCCTTCGCCGTTAGGCCGCCGCCCCAGCCATCCCCGCCAATATCATCGAAAATGTCTATCCTGGCTGGGCCGCCGCCTTCGTTGCGGATCCGCGCCCGCATCGGGTAGGCACCGGACGAGGCACGCGGGCGCTGGTCGCCGTAGCTGTGCTTGCGGACCAAGGGAACTCCTCGCGGCAACCGGAACAGGGGAATCCCCATCCGGGCCGCCCGTGCCACGCACCGCGCAGAGCGCGGGGGCACCGTATGAGGACACAGCCAGGCTAGCGGTTCATCAACCGGATTGATAGATACTGAGTCAGTAATCGATTTGACTGATGGAACTGTCAGGGGGCCGTGGTAGATGGCGGCGCGGAAGCTGACCGGGCGCACGGCGCCGCGGCTGTGGACGCCGCCGCTCCGCACGCTGACCCGGCGGACCACCCTCGGCTACGACGTGGCGGAGTTCGCCGCCGCAATCGGCGTCCCGCTGCTGCCCTGGCAGCGGTGGCTGCTCATTCACGCGCTCGAGCTGAACCGGGACGGCACGCCGAGATTCCGCGAGGTGCTGACGCTCGTCGGGCGCCAGTGCGGCAAGACGACCGTGTCGCTGGTCCTGGCCCTCTACAAGCTCCACATCGCCCGCGCGCGCCTGGTGCTCGGCGTCGCCCAGGACCTGTCCCTCGCCCGCGAGTCGCAGGCCACCGCGCTGGAGATGATCGAGGCCTGCCCCTACCTCGCGGCCGACCTCGCCGAGGTCAAGCGCGGCAACGGCCAGGAGTCGTTCCGGATCGTCCCGGGCCGCCCGATCACGTACGAGGACGACGAGACCGACGAGTCGGTGACCCTGGCGGGCGGCGGCCGGTACAAGATCGCCTCGAACACCCGGAAGGCCGGCAGAGGGCTGGCGGTCGACTTCCTGATGGCCGACGAGCTCAGGGAATGGCTCAGCTTCGCACCCTGGAGCGCCCTGTACTACACCACGATGGCCAGGCCGGACGCGCAGATCTGGGCGACATCCAACCAGGGTGATGACAAGTCGGTCGTCCTGCACCAGCTGAGAGACGCCGCCCTCGCCGAGCGCGACCCGTCGATCGGGCTGTTCGAGTGGTCGGCCCCCGATGGCGCCGAGCTGACCGACGTCGATGCCTGGTGCCAGTCGCTGCCCGGACTCGGCTACACGATCAGCGAGGCGGCGGTCCGCACTGCCGCGGCGACCGAGAAACCGGAAGTTTTCAGAACGGAAATATTGTGCCAGCGCATCGCGCAGCTCGACGGCGCGATCCCGTGGCAGGCATGGGCGGACTGCGCCGACCCCTCGGCCACGATGGACGGCCTGCGCGACCGCCTGGCGGTCTGCTTCGACGTCGCCCCCGACGGCGTTCACGCCACGCTGGCCGTGGCAGCGAAACTCCCCGACGGCCGGGTGCGCGTCGAGATCACCGCCGCGTGGGACTCCACCAACGCCGCGCGCGCCGAGCTCCCCGCGCTCCTGGCGAGGATCCGCCCCCGCGCGGTCGCCTGGTACCCGACTGGCCCCGCCGCGGCGCTGGCCACCGTCCTGCGCAGCGCGGCGCCCGCCGTCCGGGGCATCGAGTACCGCGAGCTGACCGGGCAGGCCGTCGCCGCCGCCTGCCAGGAGTTCACCGACCTGGTCCGCTCGAGGCGGATCCTGCACCCCGGCGACCCGCTGCTCGACGCCGACGTCCGCAGTGCCCAGAAGGTCAACAGTGCCGACGGGTGGCGCTTCGGCCGCAAGGGCGGCGCGCCCGTCGACGCCGCCTACGCCGCCGCCGGGGCGGTCAGTGCGGCGCTGACGATCCCGGAGCCGAAGCGGGGGCGAATCAGGATGATCACCGGCTAGCCTGCCCGGCCGCCCCGCGCCACCCGGCGGGCGTGAGCGCGCCGGAGGTCGTCGACCGGGTTCGCGGGCGCGGCACCCCGCCCGGGTGCCAGGGGCGCGCGCCGCTTCACGGCCCGGGCCTCGAGTTCGCCGAGCACCTTGACGAGCTGGCCCATGTGCTGAGGCGCAAGCGTCATCCGCTGGCCGGGCGCCATGGCGTCGACGGTCTCCGCGATCGACTCCGCGACGGCCACCAGCGCGGCGTCCGAGGGCGGCGGGTCGATCGCGTCGACGGTCACCCGCACGGCCGCGGCGAGGGTGCGGTGAATGCTCTGTACGGCCATCCGTGCCTCCTGGTGGACGATTTTTACAGCTCGCGGCGGGTCCTCCCGCCCTCCCGGGGAAATCCTCCCAGCTCAGCGAGACTCCCCCCGTTGGGCGCGTCAAAATTTGGGTTTCTGGAGGCGGCGGCTCTGGTCGCCCCCCTTGCCGATGGACATCTGCGTCATGCCGGCGGCGGCGTTGCGGTGCTTGCTTACCACTGTGTCCGCGGCCGCGGTGCCGGCCGTGGTGCACGGCGCCGCCGCCCGTCTTGTCCCTCGGCAGCCGACTTCACCCGGTGGCAGGGCAGGCACAGCACCTGCGCGTTGTCGGGGCCGTGGCTGCCGCCCTGTGACCGGGGGACGATGTGGTCGACCTCGACGCGCCCGGTCGCGCCGCACTTCTCGCAGCGGCGCCCGGCCCTGCGCAGGGCGGCGGCCCGGGTCTTGCGCCACTCGGGGTCCTCGTACGTCTCCCGGTCCCGCTGCCGCTTGGCCGGGTCGGTCGACCAGGGCACAGGTCAGGCCTGGTCCTGGCCGTCGTCGCTGACGACTTCCAGTGCCGGCCTGGGCCATGGTGACAGGTTGACCTCCGCGACCTGGGTCTGCCAGTGCTGGCCCGGGTTGAGGCGGACGGCGTACAGCGGCCCGTTGCCGTTCAGGTCCGGGTCGTAGTCGTCCTCTTCGAGGCACTCGAGGATCTCGCATGGATGCTCGGTCCCGTCGGCGTAGTCAGTCCAGATGACGGGATCGCCGACCTTGAACTTGCGGCCTGGTCTGCTGTTGCTCATGGGCTTATCCTCTCGCGGCTTCATGCTGTTCCTTCCGTCACGGTTTCGGCGAGCTGGCTGACGATGGCTGCCATGCCGGTTTCGATCATGGCCAAGACGATGGTGAAGTCGGCGTCGGTGCCGTAGTACGGGTTGGGGACCTGTGCGCCGCCCATGCCGGCGATCTCGCCGAAGAGCCTGATCCTGTCCTGGTCCGCGGGGGCGGCCACGGCGCGCAGGACGGCGAGGTTATCCGCGTCCATGGCGAGGACCAGGTCGTGCCCGGCGATGTGCGAGGGGTCGAGCTGGCGGCCCTGGTGCGGTGCGGGGCTGTACCTGCGGCGCTGCAGCAGGGCGAGGGCGCGGGGGTCCATCGGCTGGCCGAGCTCGGCGGCGGTGCCGGCGCTGCCGACGGTGACCTGCCCGCTGAGGCCTGCCCTGTCGAGCTGGTCGCGGAGCACGGCCTCGGCCATCGCGGAGCGGCAGATGTTGCCATGGCAGACCACGCAGATGCGGTACGGGCCTGCCGGGTCGCGGGGCGGCGGCAGCGGCGCCCTGGCCGCCTTGCGGTGGACCAGCGGCGGCCAGCCCCCGGGGACGTCCTGCAGGGCGCGCACGGCCGCGCCGTACGGGTTCTGCGGGACGTGCCGCTCGGCTACCTCGAGGACCTCGGCGAGGACGCAGCAGTTCTCGCCGAACAGGCCCCGGGTGAGGAGGATCGCGGCCCGGCACCAGGGGAGCAAGGTGTTCAGCTGAGCGTCCGGCAGCGGGTGCTCGATGTCGACGATCAGGCCGCGCGGCCTGATGCGGTAGAGGCTGCCGCCGTCGGGGAGGGCCGACGCGTAGTACCGGGCGCCTGCCGGGTCCGTGGTTATCCAGCATCCGCCGGGCACGTCGCCGATGCCGGGGGCGCCGCCGGTGCCGCCGCCGTGGGACGGCACCGTGCCTGTCAGGTTCCACGGCATGATCAGTTCCCCAGCCTCCAGGCCGCGGACGCCGCCGTGGAACCACGCGCGGTCGGTTTCCCACGCCACGGGGCCGGGCGGCAGCAGGACGGCGGGGTCGGGCACGCCGAGCAGCTTCGTGAGGCCCTGCTGCGCGACGGCTACTTCCCGCTCGGCTTCCTGTACCGCTTGCGCCGCCGCCGCGTCGGCGGCCTGCTGAAGCACCCGGCCGGGGGACCTGACAAACACTTTCACCACGTTCCCGGTCATGCGCCCGCCCCTGCCGGTTCCCGGGCGGCCGCGGCCGCCACGGCGGCGGCGAGGCCGCGGTGCCATTCGCGTGCGAGGCCCGGGTGCAGCCGGAGCGACGGCAGGGCGCTGGCGGCGAACCAGCGTGTCATCGTGACCTCTGACCGTGCTGCGACCGGCGCCGGGGCGGCGGCCCGCACGGTGAACGTGGTGTAGGCCCACGGGCACCGGGGGCACCGCGCGGCGTGGCCGTCGCCGGCGCGGCCGAAGGCGGGCAGGCGGATTTCCTCGGCTGTCTCGCGGACCGCGGCTGCCCACGGCGTTTCCCCGGGCTCGATCGCCCCGCCTGGCGTTCCCCAGGTGCCCCCGGCGTCAGTGTGGGCCGCGCGGAGGCAGAGCAGCACTAGGAGCCGTCCGCCGGCGCTGGCCACGGGCAGCAGTCCCGCGGCGCCGCGCTCCCCCCAGTGCGGGCCTCCTCCTGGGCATGGCTTCCATCCGGTCATGCTGTCGTTCCTTCCGTTGCGGTCGCCGCGGTCGCGGCGGAAGTCTGTGCGCGGACGGCCTCGAGCGCGCAGGGCCTGCACACCCACACGCCGCCCCGGCGGACGATGACGTCGCCGACGTTGACGTGGTGCCCGCAGGCAACCGTGGCCGGCCAGCGCGCCTTGCGAACGCGGGCGGCGGCGGTCATGCCTGCCCCTGGCGGGTGTCAATTTCTGGCGCGTCATCTTGCCCCCGTGGGGGCGAGTTTGTGACGCCACTTCTTGACAGCTGGACCACGTTCGGGTGCTCGGCTTGCCACCGGGCGATGTCGTTGCTGACCGTCTGGTGGCTGACGCCAAGCTCGGCCGCGATGTTCCGCAGCGACATTCCCTGAGCCCGGAGGCGGACGGCGGCGTTCATCCGATTGTCCCTGGCTGATGCGTGCCGCCGATCCAGGCGCCTCCGGTAGGCGCCGAACGAATAGCGGTCAAGCCGGGCCAGGTCATCTATAGCGGTCTGGTGGTGAATGCCGACCTTCCGGGCGGCCTGGCGGATGGACATGCCGGACCCGTACAGCCGCGCCACCTTGCGAGCACGGGAATCGCGGGCGGCGGCGGTCACGAGGCCGCCTCGCCGTGACTGCCTTCAGGCCACAGTTCGCCGCTGTCCGCGGACTGGTCGCCGCTCACCTGTCCCCTGTCCCGCTCTATAGAGAGCGGCGGGACCGGGGACAGTTGGCGGCCTGGTGACTGCGCTGTCCCACCTGTCCCCGGCTGTCCCGGACAGTCGCAGCCGTACTTTCTGTGCTTTATTACCTCGCTGAGCAGGTCGTTTCTAGCTGGTATGCCTGCCTCGGTGAGAGCTGTCCGGCACCTGTCCCGCCCTGCGGAGGGTGGCACTTTGAGGGCTGAAAGCTGTCCGCAAAGCTGTCCCAGGGCGGTCATTTTCGTGGCACTGTCCGGGACAGTCCAGACGTGGCAAACCGGGGCATATCTCCGCTCGACTTCGAGGATTTCACCGGCACCGTGACCGCTGCGGGACTTGCGGCGCTCGAGTAGGTACTTCTTGCCTCGCAGGGTCTCTTTCAGGAGCCAGATCGTGTCGACGTCACCGTCTTTGGCCGACGATCCGCGCTGGCCGCGCTCGGCGTCCTTGCCAGGGTGATCAAGCCGGAGAACGGTGATTCCGCGCGACTTCAGCGGGCGCATGGCGAACCTGTACAGGGCAAGGAACGTGTCGGAGTCGTTTTCCTTGCCTGCGACCATCCGGCTCGTGGTGTCGAGCACGACCAGGGCGGCGTCGGCTCCGACCGCGAGCGCGAGCAGGTCCACGCCGCCGGCCAGGGTGTCGAGCGGCGGCAGGCCGGCGAATGAGTACAGCAGCAGCCGCCCGAGCTCGGCGGGCTCGGCGCCGAACGCCTGGAGCCGTTCCACGATGTCGCTGAGGCGGTTCTCGTCGTCGAGGTAGACGACGGTGCGGCCGGAGCGCACCAGGCGGAGCGCCCATTCCAGCGCGAGCAGCGATTTCCCGGTGCCCGGCAGGGCGAACAGCGAGTTGACGGTGCCTGCCTCGAGCACGGGCTCGATCAGCCACTCAACCGCGTCGGGCTGCCCCTTCCAGGCGGCCTCCCAGTCGACCGGGACGTACTTCACGGCGAGGGCGGCGAGGCCGCCGTCCTGGGTGTCCTGGGTGTCCGCTGTATCGCTGTCAGGAGCGTCAGGAGCGTCAGCGTCACTGCTGCTGACGGGACGGAAGTCCTCGATGCCGTACCCGGCCGCCAGGTGGTCGGCGGCGTCCTTGCCCTCTGCAGCCTCGACGATCGTCAGCGTGCCCACGTATCTCGCGATGAGCTCGCGGACCTTCAGGGCGTGCTCGCGGCCTGGCGCGTCCTTGTCCGCGACGATGACGGCCCTGCGGATGCCGACGAGGTGCCTGCCGTACGCGGGCTGCCACTTGCCGGCGCCGCCGGGGTTGCACGTGGCGGTGACGCCGGCCAGCTCGAGCGCGTGCACGTCTTTCTCGCCCTCGACGATGTAGACGGTGCGGCCGGCCACGGGCCCCTTGGCGGCTTTCCGCACCCGCGGCAGCCGGTAGGGCACACGGGTGACGCCCTTCATGTTCCAGGCCCACCCGGATTTCGCCGACGGGTCAGGATGGCGCTGCGGGAACTGCTTGTCCGCGGTGCGGCACACCTGGAACAGCAGGGCGCCGGCCTCGTCGGTGTAGTCGTAGACGGCGACGGCCTCGCCGTGCGGCGTCCACTCGCTACCGCTGCCACGCTCGCGCGGCTCGTCGAACAGGTCGCCGGCCGACATGTCGAGTGCCTCGAGGACCGCGTCGGTCGCGCAGCCGTTCCCCGCCTTGCAACTGACAAGGACGCCGCGGCCGTCCTTGCGGTCGCCGATCGACAGCGACGGGGTCCGGTCCTCGTGCGCGGGGCACTGGGCCGAGTTGCCGCGGACAGAGCACCCGTGATCGGCAAGCGCCAGCTCGAGGCGCCTGCGCGCGTCGCCGGCGCTCACGACGCGTGCCGCTTCAGCGCACGGCAGCGGGACGGCGGATGGAACCGCGCGACCGCGGCTATGACAGCGGGGTCGCCCATGCGGAGCGCGGCACGCATGAGCGGGCAGCGGCCGGACTGAACCGCGTACCTGCCCGGTTGCTGCCGTCGTCTATCCGGCCGCGCGAAGCCTGCGGGGCTTACCATGTGGATCGTCGGACCTCTCGTCGGCCTGGGTGGTCTGTTCGCTGGCGGCGGCCGGGCTCGGCGGCCCGGCCGCTTCCGTATCGAGGCCGAGGAGTTTCACGATCGGCGCGACAGGCACGACGACGCGGCGGCCGATGCGGAACGTCGGCACGGGGAACCGGTCGTGGTTCACCGCCTCGTACGCCTGCGTCCGGCTGAGCCCGAAGATCTCTCCGGCCGTCTCCACGTCGGTCCGCACGCCGAGGGCAATCACCCGCTCGGGTGTCCACACGCGGGTCATGCCGACACCTGCTGAAGGGCGGCTAGGAGCTTCGCGTAGCGCTCGCGGGCCTCCCCGCGCGGGACGCACTCGCCGTTCTCCCACCTGATGAGCGTCGACCTGTGCACGCCTACTTCGGCGGCCATGCGTCCCTGCGACACGTCGGCGGCGACCCGGATTGCCCGCCGCGCCTTTGCTGAGGGGAGCTGTCTTGCCCGCACCTCGTCTATCAGCGTCATGAATTCAGTGAAGCATTCTTGAGACAGTTTCGCGAACCATCTCACGGTGATTGCGTCTCGACTTGGGCGCGGTGTTTGTGAGACGGTTCGCGGGAATGCTTCCCTTTGTGCGACACTTCCGCTACCGTGGCACGCGTGCATGAGGAACTAATCGGGCAGCGGTACCGGTTCCTGGTCGACAGGAGCGGCCATGACGAGTGGGTGGCCGTGTTCGGCGGGGGCCTGCCCTCGGTGATCGACCTGCGGATAGAGCCGAAACCGGGCGGACGGTATGCCGTCACGGGCCTGCGGATCGGCGTTGCGGACGACGCGCGCGGGGAGATCAACTCCGAGACGTTGCGTGACATCCGCCTGGCGGACATCCTCGCTGACTACTACGACACGTTCCAGCCGGAGACGGAAGCGGAAATCCTGGCGACGCTTGCGGCGGCGTCCGTCTCGCTGAAGCCGTCGCCGCCTACTGGCCGCGGGCGCCCGGCCGCCGAGCGGCTGCAGGCGTTCGCCAAGACCTACGCCGAGAAGCGGGCGGGCGGTGCGCACGGGGCGATGACCGCTGCGGCCAAGGCACACAACATAAGCCGGGCAACTGCGGACCGCTGGGTCAAGCTCTCCCGCAAGTACGGCTACCTGCCCAAGTCCACGGAAGAGGAATCGTCATCATGACCGCGAACGGAGCGACCTTCAAGCGCTGCTACTGCACCGACCCGGGAACCGGAAGGGAACTCGGGGCGGCATGCCCGGACCTCGGCAAGAAGCGCCACGACGAGGGCATGTGGAATTACAAGATCCGGCTCGACGTCACGGGCAAGGACGGCCGCCAGCTCAAGCGCGGCGGCTTCAAGCGCGAGGCCGACGCGTCCGCGATGCTGGACAAGGTCCGCGACCTGGTCAAGCTCGCGGGCGACGACGAGAGAGCGCGGCGGAAGATCGGCGACCTGGTCTTCGAGAAGTCGGCGCGCGGCGGCGAGCTGCCCGCGCTCGAGGACGTGCGGCGGCGCCTCGGCCTGCGCCGGGAGAACCTTGGCTCGAGCGACACGTTCGGCGTCGCGTGGCCCGCGTGGCTGGCCGGGAAAAAGAAGCTCCGCCCCTCGTCGGCGAAGCTACTTGGCGACTACGGGGATCACTGGCTGCTGCCCGTCCTGGCCGACGTCCCGGTCGACCGGCTGACCGGCGAGCACTGCGCGATGGTCTTCGAGCGGATCGACCTGTTCAACGAGGAGATCGAGGCGGCCCGCGAGGAGAAGCGGAAGCCCGTGCTTCCCGGCGACACCCGCCAGCGCTCGCGGTACGTCAGCGTGAACACGCAGCACCTGATCTACGCGGCGCTCCGCGGCTTCCTGAACTACCACCTGCGGAAGGCGCACACCATCACGTTCAACCCCGTGTTCGCCGTCGAGCTCGAGCCGGTCAGCCGCGCCCCGTCCCTCGTCTGGACCCCCGAGCAGGTCGGGCACTTCCTCGACTACTGCGAGGGCGACCGCCTGGCCTTCCTGTGGCGCCTGGCGCTGCTGCGCGGCTTCCGCCGCGGCGAGCTGGCCGGCATGGCAGACGACGCGTTCGACCCGGCCGCGGCGAGCATCACCGTGAACGTGGCGCTCCTGATGGTCGGTGCCACGCTGGTATGGGGCAAGCCGAAGACGAGGTCCGGTGAGCGCGTCGTCGGGCTCGACAAGGGCACGGTCGACGAGGGGAAGGCGCACCGCAAGCGCCGGGCCCGCGAGCGCCTGGCCGCCGGGCCCGCGTGGGAGGACTCCGGGCGGATGTTCACCACGGAACTCGGCGCTCCGCTTAACCCGGACTGGATCTCGCGCCGGTTCAAGGCCATGGCGGCTGAGGCCGGCCTGCCCGTGATCAAGTTCCACTCCGCGCGGCACACGGCGGCGACGCTGGCGCTCGCGGCGAAGGTCGACACGAAGATCGTCAGCGAGCAGCTCGGCCACTCGACGACGCGGATAACCGAGGATCTTTACCAGCACGTCTCGGTTCAGATGCAGGTCGGCGCGGCCGAAACGGTGGTCGCGCTGCTGCCCGAGCGGAAGAAGCGCGAGACCGGATCATGACCTCGCGGTCCCGTTCTGGTCCCGTTTCCGGCTCCCGTCCGGCCGCCCGATCGGAGGCGGCCGGGATTCCTGCAGGTCAGCGGAGGGCGTGGGATTCGAACCCACGAGCAGGGTCACCCCTACTAGCAATTTTCAAGACTGCCGCCATCGGCCACTAGGCGAGCCCTCCTGTGCGCACAACTTTACGCGAGCGGGAAGCCAGGCGC